ACACGTTATATAAAAATAAACAGAATGATTAAGAGGACGAGTTTCGGTTGATGTTCTATGAGATGTTGAAACAGCACCCCCCAAACGCTGGGAAACTTGATGTATTGTATCTTGTAGTGCCAACTGTATGATTAACACCCAACACAGTACTATTAATCAAATAACTACCGCTGAGACCTGTAGAATGAACGTGTGCTTCAAGACTATCTTGTTGAATTGTTCCAACTGCTTCAGGAGTATATACAACCCCGCCAACGGTTCTCGCCGATGATGCCATTCGTAAAAAACACGCTTGAAAATCTGGGATTCCGAAAGTTGATGAATTATCTCCCACTCCGTATGTCGTCCCAATAATTGAAAATAAATTTGAGTAGGTTGTTCGTGAAACATTTTGACCGTTGCAAAGCAAAAACCTCAATGGAAAATTTGTTTGTAAATCATTTTTTATGTGTTGGATAATGGTCCCAACAATACTATCGATTTTTGTATTTAATTGTGTCTGAATATTTGAACTGACACCTGCTAAATATCCAAACGTGGTAGGTGTGATATCGTTAAGGTCTGTGGTAAAAACTACCTCTTCTAAAACTATTTTATTTGTAATTACCGTTTGCGGTGTAGGGTCATCACTATATGACATTTCTGTTGTTCGTAGTGCAAAATCATTTACAGTCGTGGTAAGTGTTGCGACATTAACATTGGTTGTATCCGTTTTGGTTTTCAAAGAATTAATCGCAGTTTGTAAATTTTCAGTTGCTCCAGACAAAAAGGCAAATGTGGTTGTGCTTATATTGTTGAGCGTTCCTGAAAAAGTTAAAGTTGCTGATGATAACGTATTTGCTACCGTTGTTGTAGTTCCTGAATATGAAATGTCAGTTGTTTTCGTTTTCAAAGAATTAATCGCAGTTTGTAAATTTTCAGTTGCTCCAGACAAAAATGCAAATGTGGTTGTGCTTATATTGTTGAGTGTTGATGAAAAAGTTAAAGTTGCTGATGATAACGTATTTGCTACCGTTGTTGTAGTTCCTGAATATGATAGGTCAGTTGTTTTGGTATTCAAAGTTGAAACCGATGAATTTAAATTTGTTATACTTGTATTTAAATCACTTGACACATTGGATAAATACTGGATACGTGTTAGATTATCCCCCGTGAGAGTAATAGATGCTGATGGTGTTTTAATAAGTAATGATGAATCTAACTGAAGGGTATTAGTGAATTTACATTGACCAGTAAAAACATTATTTGCAGAAAAGTCAAATGTGGGTATATTGTTAATTTGTGATTGTAAATTGGAAATACTAAAATCAATATCACCTTTGACATTTCCAAGATATGAAAAAACAACTGCAGAGATATTGTTTAATTTTCCAGTAAAAATAATATTTGGTATATTTGTCGTTGATGTTCCTGATGTGTATGTTATTCCTGTTGTTTTTGTATTTAGTGCTGTTATATCAGTTGATAAATTTGAAATCTGTTGCTGTGCTGGACTTGTTAAACTTAAAGTGTTAGTAATAGCGTTCCCAAAATCAACAGCACTAAAACCGTTCAGTGTCCCTGTAAATCCTAACAGATTTGTAAATTGTGTTAAATTTGTTAATGCTGAATACGTCATATTTGTCGTTTTGGTGTTTAATGTGCTAATATTTGGGATTAACTGCAATTGTGTGTTGGTAATAATTACCGTGCCACCCGTTCCCAGTAAAAAACTACCTGTATCCATCCGAAAATTGTTATTCATAATAAGTTGTGAATTAAATGTTTTTTGTCCTCCGACTCCTTGATTACCTGTGAGACCTACAAAACTACTATTGCTTATGCTTGTTGATGCTATACTTGTTGCTGGGAATGTTAAAGTACCTGAAAATGTAGTTGTATTTGTAGATTGGTTAAAAGATATATTTGTGCTTTTGAAAGCAACTTCACCAATATCATATATAACCGAATTAAATGTTAATTTTTGATTTCCTGTAATTTTAACATTAGTAAAATTGACACTGTTAGAAGAAGAATCATCAAATTCAATCGTGTTAGTTGCAGACCTGATTTTTCCATTTCTTAAAATTAAATCACCCCCCGAAATATCAACATAACCTCTAAAATATGTATTTGTGATTTTATTTGCACTTGCATCACTATTCCAATTTGGTAATGACATCTTTATTATGACACGATATTTTAATTTTTACTTTTTTACTAAAACTGTTGGAACACTTGGCCTGCCATTCCTACAATCCCTGAAGACGAGTATAAATTTTGCACGAAAGTTGTCCCGAAAAGATAATTAAACCCTAAATTTTGTCCTATAGCCACATAAGGTGCAGTTATATTAATTATTGGACTGTTTAGCGTTATACTTGTATTTGCATCTAAAAGACTTGTTGAGTTGTATGCAGTTAGTGTGTTTCTGTTTAATGTCGTGCCAACTTGAAAAGTGTTATTTACATTGACGGATTGGTTTGCTATCATCTTCATATTAAAAACCACATCATCAGCGATATTAAATTGACCTTCTCCAAAATAAATGTCATCTCCAAGAAGTGGGACAATATTTCTCAAACGTAGATTTTTACTTGCAAGCATTGAAACATCACCGCCAAAAGATGCAGACGAATTACAGTTAAAAGTATTTGTAGAATTTACACCAATCTGCACGCTTGCAGAACTAATGGTTGTGGATGCTCCTGATAAAGTTGCAATCCCTGACATTGTGATGGGTGCTAAGAATTGATTAGTCCCCGCATCGGCTGTGTTTTGGTTTATAATTCCTTCTATAATCATTGAATTGTTATTTTCAAGGTAAAGTGTTCCTTCAATATTCACCGCTCTTTTACACGTTAAAATTCCCTCTAATGTTATCGCTTGATTCACAGTTTGAGTAAATCCAGAAGTCAAATTTCCTATCTCCAGATTTGGACAATTTAAGGTTTGGTCTATTGTTGTTCGTGATGTTGCTATGCTATAAGAAATTTGAGTTGTCTTTAATTGCAAAGCGTCAACGTCTAATTCTATTCCTTCCACTGTGGTTGTTAATGTTGCTAATCCTGATGCTACACCGTTGGCGGTTGTTTGAGCCGTTCCTGCTAATACTCCTGCGCCAAGTGCTGTCCCTTGTGCTGTCCCTGCTAATGCGAATGCTGTGTTGGCTGTATTCTGTGCATTTGATGCGTTAGTTTTTGCAGTGTTTGCGGTTGCTTGTGCTGAATCCGCTTTATCTACACCTGAGTCTGCCGTGTTTTGTGCTTGTGTGATTTGGGTTTGACAATTTGAGGTTAATGACGCACATTGAGTAAGGACATTATTCAAATCCCCTTTTGAAAAACCGTTTATTGTCGTTGAAATAAATAAATCGGCGACATTAGTATTGTTTAAAATATTTGTATTTAATGATGATGCGGTTATGTATTGTGTTTTGGTTATCAAAGGACTTATTGCCGTATTTAATTCTGATTCTGTTATGTAATCTGTATTTATGGAATTGATTTGATTTTGTAAAGATGTTAAATTTGCACCCACTGCAGAACCCACATCACTAATAAACGCAATCTTTTGCAGAGTTGAATTTGTAAGCACTACGCTACTACTACCAAGCAAAAGAGAGCCAGTTGTTAAAGATATGTTATTGGTGTATGTAATCAGGTTTGAGAATGTTTTTAAACCTGATATTGTTTGTTGTCCTATCAGATTCACTGCCGTGCCGTTAATATAATTAACAGGAAGAGAACCAGTTGGTAAATTAATAATACCTGTTATTTGTGTTGTATTACCAGAAAAAGAAATGTTGGTTGTTTTTGTTTGCAATGCTGTAATATTCGTTTCGTCTGTTGTTAGTCGTGTATTTAAATCGCTTGTGATTCCACTTATGTACTGGATTTTTTGAAGGTTTGCATTTGTTAGCGTTAAGCCACCCGAATTTAATATTAAACCACTATTCAATTGAATAGAAGAAAAGACAGTTGTCCCAGAAAATTCCTTATTGGAAATGACTTGTGAAGTTGCTAACTCTACAAATCTACTATTGTTGTTGATACTTGCGGAATCAATTGATGACGATGGAAAAACCAACGAGCCAGTAAAAGTCGTGGTATTTGTTCCACTGTTATACGTTATTGATGGATATGACCCACCTCCTCCACCTCCACCTCCACCTCCTCCACCTGTTGCCAATTCTTGTCCCACGTTGTACGTTGTTCCTTGGTAGTCTAAAAACAACGCACCATATATATGCACGTTTTCCGCAAAGTCTGTGAATTGCGTAGAATTATTGAATGAAATACTATTTTCACCGCTAATAATATCACCAGTGATGTAAATATTACCATTTGCATTTAGTTGGGTTGTTGTTAGGGTCTGTGTATTGATATCGCTTGCATTTATATTCACTAAATCGTTCAAATTTGTATAAAACGAATTTAGAAAATTACTCATTTAATATGTTATGGAGATTTTTTTTCTGTCATCATTTTACTAATCTTATCACGAATTAAGTCAATATTTTGAGACTTTAAAATTTCTCTTTCTGCTCCACCCAAATCCCGATAATCTTTTATTAACAATTTAATATATGCAGATTTTATGGGTTGTGCTTTTTTTGATTTTAAAATGTTTGGGTCTGCTGATGAGCCAGCAAGTTCTTCGTATAAATTACGGTAAAAATCTGCACTACGTCTAACTGCTTTTGGTCTTACAGTTTCTGACGGCAGTTGTTCTGGGTCAAACCCTCCTTCTTTTGCTGTTGTTTCTGAACCAAACCCTTCTTCTTGTGGCATTTCTTCTGGTGCCATTCCAAAATCTTCACGTGCTGAAAAATAGCCAGCATCTTCACCTTCTGCAAATCCTCCTACTTGTTGTGATTTAAATTCGTCATCGTTTGCAGTTCTGCCGAAATAACCATTCATATCTTCACGAGCATAACCATAATCACCATAAATATCTTCTTCAGGTTGTGCGTAATTATCACGCATAATGTCATTTCTACCTTGTACGTCTAACCGTCTAAAGTTCTCCCTGACTGCAGATTGAAACGCTTGTTGCTGTTGTTTCTCTTGTAATTTTCTAATCATTTTCCTATCTTCTTCTTCCCTCAGTCTTACCGCATACGTATAACGATTTGGGTCAAAAGGGTCAGCGTATGGATTTACCTGCTGTGGAAATGATTGGCCTTGTCCTTGTATATATCTGACCTGACTTGGTGCAACTTGATTCACACCAGTAATCACGCCACTTTTACCAGATGTGTCTCTTCTTTTTTTCTTCTTATGACTGCATATAATACCTAAATCGAGCAACTGTTTCAAAGTAAATTTTAAAGAATTTGACATTTATATTAATCACAGAAAAAATTTCTTTGCTGAACCATTTCCACGACTGGTGCTTTCTTTTCTCCAACTTTGATTAAACTTTTCTTATTCTGTTGCGTTTTAAACTTCTTTGACTTAATATGAACTTCTTGCTCTTCTGCGCTTGATTCCTCTTCGCTCGATTCATCTTGATATACTATGATTTTCCTTTTCTTTTTTGGTTTTGGCTCTGTCTTACGTGGTTGCTTGACATATATAATTTCATTTTCAACTTCTTCTTCTGGCACTGGTTCTGGCTCTTCTATCTTTTTTGCAGGTGGTAATTTCATTGGCTTCTTGGTTGGCAATTCAATACCATTAGCAAGCAGTAATTTTGCCGATTCAATCTTTTTTTCTTCCAGTTTCTTGGCTTTGTATTCTTTGTTTTTTTCTACCACTTTAGCAAACGCTTCAATCTGCTTTTCAGTTCTTGGCTTCTTTTCTTTTATCTTTGGCGGGTTTTTAGGTCTCCCTACACTCTTCTTGGTTTTGATAAGTGGAGTATCTTGCTCGTCATCACTAAGTTGATTTTCAATTTCTTCGGGGTTTTCCATCTTTTATTTTCCCTAAATATTTTAATTTTTTTAAAAAAATATAATCATCATATAAACAATGCCAATTACTGATATAGTTGAAGTGCCAAACCCCACAGCCACATCATTTAGACAGATTAAAGAAGTTCAAGACATTTACGTGCCAGACATCACAAATTTAAACATAAGCCGTAGAAATGGGATGATTTATGCTCTCACTGGAAGCGGTGGCTCTGGTAAAACAAACCTTCTTTTAAATATGTTTAGAAGCAAGAAGTGTTATCGTAATAAATTCCATCACATCTATTATTTTTGTCCTTCCTCGTCTTTTAGTTCTCTTGAAAAACATCCGTTTGAAAAGCACGAAGAGGTTTATCACGACTTATCGGTTCAAAATTTAGAAAACATTTACAACGAGTTGATATTTTTTAAGAAAGGAAAAAAGGATGAGAAGAAGGAAAAACCAGAAGGTAAATATGACGGCGATGCAGATGAAGCCAGTGAATCAGATGAAGAAGAAGAAGTTCAATATTCGTGTGTTATTATTGATGACTATGCAGACCAACTCAAAGACAAAGGTATTCAACAGCAATTAAATAAGATGCTAATCAAAGCAAGACATTTATGCTGTGGGTTTATTTTCACGTTGCAGTCATATTTTTATATGCCAAAAATACTGAGAAAGCAATTGACATATACAACTATTTTTAAACCAAAAGCACTGACTGAATGGTATAGCATCGCAGAAGAACTTTTACATCTTAACCGTGAAGATGCATTGAAACTATTTAGTTATGTTTTTGATAAACCTTATACACACTTGGATTTAGATACAACAACAAACACAATATATAAGAATTTTAATTTATTAAAAATTAATCAAACTTAAAAAGATAGTATAAGATAATATAAGATACTATAATGCCAAAAAAAGAAATTGATTATACTAAAACTATTTTTTACAAAATTGTATGTAAAGATTTAAATGTTAAAAATATTTATGTCGGTCATACTACACATTTTGTAAATCGTAAATGCTGTCATAAAAATAATTGTAATAATCAAAATATAAATAAGTATCACACTAAACTGTATTCATTTATTAGGGAAAATGGTAATTGGGAAAATTGGGAGATGATACAAATTGAAGAAACCGCAGTAAAAAACCAACGAGAAGCAGAAAAAAGAGAACGTGAATTAATTGAAGAATATAACGCCGATTTAAATTGTATTTTAAGACCTAACATTACAGACGAAGAAAATAAAATAAATGTGGCTTTAGCAGGTAAAAAATAT